GGTGTGTTATAAGCCATACCCATAGTTTCCTTTACTGTCCTTTTAGCCATAGCATATTGATCAGGATAGTTTGTTCTAAAGAACGTTCTAAATGAATTAAAAGTATCTATTACATTATCTGCTTGAGATTGAAACTCAGTATCGTTTCTTAATTCTTTTTTAGTTTTTAAATCTTTAGCAGTATTTCTAGCATTACCTAAATCCGAAAATAATTTATTAAAAGTAGGAAGATCTATAACGTCCTGCCAAGTTCCTGTTCTTTCACTACCTGGTTTTTTTAAACTAGGATTTGTTTTATAATAAGTTGATAAATCGGGGCTAAAAAAATCATTTTTCATATCAACCTTTCCGTAAGTATCTTCAATTTTTTTAAGAAAATTAGGATTTAAATCTTTAGGTTTGATAGTTTGTGCCATTATTTAATTACTTTAGCTACTTCTTCAGTTAAAGAATAATATTGAAGAAGATTAATTAAATCATCGTTATTAATTTTAGAACCTTTATCTAATTCTTTAAGTAATTTAACTACTTCTAATAATTTAATTTTAGTAGCTTCGTCTTTTACTTTTTTGGCTTGTAAGGTTAAAGTATTTTTTACTTCAACAATTTTAGTGTTGTAAATTTCTTTTAAACGAGGGGTATTATCAATTGAATTAATAAATTCTTTAAGAATATCTTTTTGACCCCTATTTAAATTAGAGTATTTACCATTAAATTTTTCAAGCATTACTTTGTAAGTAAGAATTCTTAAATCCTTATCATACTTACTAAATTCCTCTATTAAATCCTGTTTTACTTTCTTTTCACTAATAGGACGTTCTGTAAGGTATTCTAATATTGTTACCTTATTGGAAATAATTTCATCGGTTTCAGATAATTTATCTGAGTTGTAAATTTCTATTAGTTTGTAGAAAGAAGCATATCCTTTATAATTAGGAACTTGATGTTTAAAAAATTCCTCTAAATTATAATGTTTACGGATTTCGTTAATTAGATTATATTTTTCTCTTCTTAGGGCACTTCTATTTAATTTACGAGTTGCTTCTAATATAGTATTTAAGGTAATATCTGCTTTACCTTCGCTTAAATTCTTATTTTTAAATAATGATTCGTATAGCTTATATTCTTTCCCTAATTCAGTTTTAGCAAATGCTTTTTTTAAAATATTAAGGGAAGCAGACTCACCACCAGACAAAGTGTCAGCAGTTATTTGTCTTACTAAAAGCTCAAATAAAAGGCCCGTATTTTTATACTTAGAATGTTTGATTCTCATTGATAGGCTTTTTTATAAATATATAAAATTTCTTATTCCTTTAAATTACCTTCATCTAATAGCGACTCATCTTGCTCAAATACTAGCTGTTTGCGATTTATTGGAATCTTTTTAAGCATATCTTTATTTTGTAAATAAGCGGTTTTAGCTTCTAAAGCCATAGGAGAACCTCCTTTGTATGTAGGACGTATTGAATCAGAATCATTTTTATCAGTATCCTTCATTCGTTTTACACCCAATCTGTCCTTACCAAAGTTACTATCTTGTGTATTAATATTAGAAACTTTTTCTTCAGGACGTCCTAATTTTTCATCATATCCAGCAGGCACATTGTCTGGTTCGTCATAGTATCTACCTTTACCATATAATGAAGCTAAATCATGTGGGGTGCCATATGATTGTCCTGTTTCTTGTGGGTCATTTCCTTCAGATTCAATTTGAGTATTACGGAATGTGCGTTTAGCATCTTCATTAACCAAATCTCTAAATTCAGTATATTCATCTTCACTAAAGTGGAAGATATGATCATAAACAAAGTCAGAAGGGAATAATTTAGATTCCATCATTTGAGTAGCTAATTCCATTTTTTCTTTCATTAACGTTACTCTTTCCTGATCGTAGATGATTGAAGGAGTAGTTAAGTTAAGTTCGAAATTAACCAAATCATCACCATCATACCCTTGTGTGTAAAGGTGTACAACTGCAATTTTATATAATTCTGAAAGGATGATTCGTTGAATGCGTTCTACTGTACGAGCAAACCTAATGTCCATAGAAGCTAATGTTGCTTTACCTTCTACATCTTCAGCATATCCCAAAAATGCTTTTGGAACTTTTAATGCTGCAAATAATTTATCTCTCAAATATTCAACATCTGTTATACCATCATATTGTAAACCAGGTGTTGTATCTATTTTGGTTGTAGTATCATTGCCTCTCATAGGGATATAAAAATCCTCTAAGAGGTTTTGCATATTATATTTTAAATTATAATCCCCTGTCTGTTGATCAACATAAGGAGTACGTTTCATTTTTGAGATAGTTTTTTGCATAAAATTTTCTACCTCAGCAGGTGGAATAGCACCTACATTTATATAAAAAATACGTTTTTCAGGAGCACGTACAATTCTGTGTACCAACATAGCATCTTCCATCAACACGTATTGCTTAAATAATTTACGTGCTGGTTCTATATAGCTTCTACCATATGGAAGATAATTTACATCTGATAAAAGTCTGAAGTGTGCTATTTCGTAATTGTCAAAGTAAATAGCTCTACTATTATTTGAATTGCCTCCTGCACTTTGTAATCCTCCAAAATAACCACCATATTCTCCACCTCCACTTAATCCATCGGGATCAAATTTAAATTTAACTTCTACATCATGGTTATTAGATTCACTAATTTTTTCTTCTCTAATAATATTATATGCTGTATAAGGAATTACGTTATAAACTCCAAACTGATCAGCAATTTCAAGTTTTAAGAAAAAATCACCATATTTGCACATTTGACGAATCCACATCCACAAATTAAATTCTACATTTAGAACATCATAAAAGAGGTTATATAAAATTTTCTGGAGGTTTTCGTCTGGGGATTTGATTTGGAGAACCTCACCCATAGCATTCTTAAGGGTAGATTCATCTGCTAATATATCTAAAGAAGAAGCAATGATAGCATCAGTATCCATTGCTTCGTAATCAGAATATAATTGAGTTCTTAAAGTTTGATAATTAAGAGCAGGATTATATATAGGGGCTTGGTTTGTAGTGTATAAACGATTGTATCTATCAACCATAGAATTGGTTTCAACTTGCCCTGTTTGTTGGTAATTACTAAAGTCTAATACTTTAAGCTTGTTACCACCAACATTACGAATCAATACATCCGTAGAAAATAATCTTTTTAGTCTTGTAAATACACTTGTATCAGCCATAGTATATGAGTATATGAATAAATATTACAAAAGCCAACTAAAGTCCTCAGTTCCTCCCTTCCCATTATCCATATGGTAGGGATTATCCTGTCCTGTAGAAAAATAAGCTCCTTGGTAATTAGTTGTCGATTTATGAAATGAACTTAAAGCAGCTTTAGTTATATCTACTCCATGTTGTCTAAATTTAAGAGCAGTATCCCTAACGTATAAACCTATACCAAAGCTCATTATTAAATCATCATTATAACCAGTTTGAGCTTCTGCTCTCCCATATTTCCAAATAAACGTTTTCATTTCTTCAACTAAACGTTTTGATTGGATAGTAACACCCCTATCACTTACATATTCTTGGAATTTACCAATAACCATAGGACGAGTTCTAGTTGACATAGTAAATCCAGCAGTCATACTTGAATTATTTTCATAATTTTGTAGGTATGAATCTACATTAACTTGGTCTGATTTAGGAGAATAGTAAAGATTAGGGTAATTACGTTCAATTATAGTTTGAATTGTACTCCACCCAATATTGGCATTTTCTACTACTAATAAGGCATTGTTATATTCAGTAGCTATTGCTGTAAGTATGTTACCAAAATCTTTAGTTGATACTTGTCCTTTATATTCACCTACTTGTACTGCATTTTCAATATCAAAAATATGAAATGCGGAATAATCTTTACCATCCCCTCTAGCTACGTCAGCTGATATTAGGTATTGTCTAGTATAATCAGCAGGCTCCCAAATCCATAAATTTTGATCTACTCCTCGTCTTTCAAGGGGTTCTCTAACTGTTGATTTTTCTATAAATTCAATGTATTCTGGGTAGAATACTATATCACCTGAAGTACTAAAATCACAGTCACATTCCTGTGCTGCCATTCTAGGATCTCCTAGTAATTCATCTTGCCTATCTCTCCATGCTTGATCTCGTTCAGGGTGAACAAACCAAGGCAATTTAATAGGTAAAAATTCATTTTCTTTAGCTTCAGCTCTAATCCATGTTTGGTGAAACCAATTACCTGTACCGTAAGGGGTAGATAATGCTATACACCCACCACCAGTAGCAAGTGTTTGTTGGGCTGAGGCCCATATCTCACCAATATTTTCAATAAAAGCTGCCTCATCAATTAACAAAAGTGAAACTGCTTCTGATCTACCTGCATCACTTGATGCTGAAGTAGCTTTAATTTGGGAACCGTTTGCTAATCGAAGTGTTAGTTTGTTGTTTTCTTCATAATCTACTTTAAGCCACGAAGGTAAATTTTCATACATAAATTTAACCTTTGTAACCATGTTTTTAGCAGTTTCCTGCTTAGTAGCTATACAAAGTATATTTTTATCCTTATGGAAAATCATTAACCATAAAGAATATCCTGCTGATAGAGTAGATATACCTAACTGGCGGGATTTCAAGATAATTGAATAAGGGTTATCTTGAAATAAATTTAAAACTTTTTCTTGGAAAGGATACAAATGAAAGTTGATTCTACCCCTTTGTGGATGTTGAATCATACAATATTTTTTCATAAAGTGTACAGGATCTTGAGCACACTTTAAATATTCTTGCCTTATTATTTGTTTTAAATCACTCACTTTTTAATATAACAGGAAGCACAGCCGTTAAAATAGTAGTTAAAAATGTAAAATTGCGGGTATTCCTTAACTTAGTAATTTTTTCTTCTTTGTTTGTAACTTCTACCTGTAGAGCAGAAGTTTGATTAAGAATTTCTTTATTTGCCTTAAATAAAGAGTCGGTAGTAAGTTTATATTCTTCTAGTAAAATTTGGTTTAAAGATATAGTAGAGTTTAGATCATT